TACCAAACACACACTGTCTCACCTTATCCGGAAAATAATTCTGGAAATACTTTGCAAAAAATATCGTCCCAACATCTCTTTCAGCCATATTAATATCAGGTGGATTACTTAATAATATATTCAATGTATGATCCAAATAAGTTGTTGGACAGACAGGTATAAGATTGAGTAATTCTGAAAATGAGAATCCAAGATTAATGAATCTTTTTGGTTCTTTGAGGAATTCAAGTGGATTTGGATGGAGGGAAGATAAAAAAGCTCCTTCATGAACATTTTGTTGTCTGACTTCCAAGTACCTTTCGAAAGCATTTGTGAGAACAAAGACAAAAAGTTCCTTGTCTCTAATTGCATTTAAGGTTTCAAGATCAAGAATAATAAATTCTTTGAACCAGAACTTAAATCCATCAAGTGGGTAACCATTTTCAGGATATTGATTGATAAATGATGGGATATTATTTTCGTCGTAATTGATTCCATTAAGGAACAAAGTAACATAATCATCTGGTATATCAGGTTTGTCATAAAACATATCTTGCAAATACTCCAAACTATTTTTATTCTTACCATTTTTAAAAAACCTTTTAGTCAGATTCATATTTTCACCAATTTTTTTGGTTGTAAATCTGTTAAAGAAATCTTGGTAATTAAAAAATCCACCATTGTAAAGAAGGGAAAACGTGATAATAGAGATTTTTTTGTCTTTGATTTTATTTTCTGATCTTGTTAGAAAATTCTTCAAAATATTTTTTTGTTGAGTCGTGGTTTTACGATCAGCATAAAATTTCGCGACTAAATGCAGATAATCCATACCAAAATCATCTCCGTGTTTTTCCATCAAAAATGTTAATTCTTTTGAAATCAGGTTGCATTCCAATTTGTGACCGTTCACCCAAAAGAATTCCAGATAGATTGAAGGAAAATCGTTTAAAAGAAATGAATAATTCGCAAAAGTCCTCCCATTTTGGGTGGATATTTTTGGTAACGCAAGACGGAGTTGATCCCTTAAATTGGCAACAGTTGGTAATATTCTCTGACGACAATGTTTCCCTGCAATAAAAAATATCCAAAAAACAAGATTACGTTTGCATTCTTCATTTTCCCATCCAGTTGTTAACAATGACTTGACTGTTTCAATGAATTCCTTATTGATAATAAGGTCAATGAATTGTTGATTGTGTCTGTTTGACGAATAATAACTTCCTGAGTCAATGTTGAGTAACATATTCATCCAGTTGGATACCAAATGGATGAATGAGGGATTTTGGAAGGATGATATGACGTAATTTAAAAGTTGTTTGGATGATTCAAGAGTGTTTGCCATAACGACTCTTTCTTCGATTGTTGGCGATTTTCTCTCAACTGGACTAGTCAAAACAGTATCAGAACTGGAATCTCCAGTAATAATCACATTCCCTGAAGAATTAATTTTCTTCGGCATTTTCGTTAAATTTACAAACGTAAATAGTATTTTACTTAACAAATACACTGTTTAAGTATCAATTTTTTAGAAAAAAGTGAAAATTTTTAGCTTAGAGCTTTCCCACTCACAATTACAGTAATGTCCACCTTAATTATTGTCGAAAGCCCTGCCAAAGCCAAGAAAATTGGCCAAATACTTGGTCGCGACTACGTAGTACGAGCAAGTATGGGGCATTTATATGAATTGGCTAAGGAAAATATGGGAATTGATGTTGAGAATGGTTTTGAGCCATCTTATAGTATAATTGAAGGGAAGGGAAAAACTTTAAAAGAATTAAAGGATATTGCAAAGGGTGTAAGTCGAATTATATTAGCGGGTGATGCTGATAGAGAGGGAGAGGCAATAAGTTGGCATGTAGCCAATGCTTTACGTCTTCCTATTGATTCAACACCGAGAATTGTATTTCACGAAATTACCCGATCTGCGTTGGAACATGCTTTGACAAATCCAGGATTATTGAATATGAATTTGGTTAATGCTCAACAGGCGCGACAGATATTAGATAAGTTGGTTGGGTTTGAGATAAGTCCAATATTATGGAAGCAAATTCAGCCCAGTTTGTCTGCTGGAAGGGTACAGACACCTTTGTTGCATTTAATTATGGAAAGAGAGAAGGAGATTGAGAAGTTTAAGAGTGTCTCATATTTTCGTACTACTGGAGTCTTTTTTGCAGTAGAAGATAATACTTTTGTTGCTGTTTTGGATAAGAAATTTCAGAATATTGAAGATGCAAAGAAGTTTTTAACAGATGTTGTTGGAGCGAAATTTGTGGTTGGAAATATTAAGAAAGGAACTAAGACGAAGAAACCAGCGCCTCCATTTACGACTGCATCGTTATTGCAGGATGCAGGAGGAAAATGTCGTATGAATTCGAAACAGATTATGGACAGTGCGCAGAAGCTTTATGAAGCTGGAAAAATTACTTATCATAGGACTGATAGTACTAATTTGTCGAAGGAGATTTTGAGAACGATAAGAACCTATGTTACTGAAAACTATGGAGAGAATTATATACATTTACGTAATTACAAGACCAAGACTAAATGTGCTCAGGAGGCACATGAGGCGATAAGACCGACACATATTGAGAATCCAACTTTGGAGGATGATATGGGACCGAATGAGAAGAAATTATATTCTTTGATTTGGAAGAGGACTGTTGCTAGCCAAATGGAAGATGCTTCTTTTGACACTTTGGCGATTCAAATTGCTAATAACGTTAGAGAAGAAATGTTTTGTGCGACTGGTGAAGTATGTACTTTTGATGGTTATTTGAAAGTATATAATTTTCAGCAAGATGATAACAAGGAAGAGGATCCAGATGCTATACCGGAGAGTCCATATGAAATATTATCAGCATTAAAGGCGAAAGACCCATTAAATTGGACTCAGCTTAATTCTGAAGAAAAGATGACACAAGGTCCTGGACATTATACGGAGGCTCAATTGATTAAGTTGATGCAAGATACTGGAATCGGGAGACCGAGTACGTATTCATCAATGATCAATAAGATTCAAGAAAGAGGCTATGTGGTAAAGGAGAATCGTGATGCTGGAAAGGCGACGGTTCATCAATTATCAGTTAATCCCGCTGGAAAGATGAAAGAATCATCAAAGGAGATTACTTTGAAGAAGGAAATGAGTAAATTATTTCCGACCGATACTGGCAAGATCACAGATGCATTTATGACGGTTAATTTTACTGAATTAGTTGTGCCAAAATATACGGCTGATTTGGAGGAAAAATTGGATTATATTGCCAATGGAGAGAGTCAGTGGAGGGAGGTGGTAAGGGAGTATTATGATGGATTCCATCCGAAGGTTGAGCATTTTAAGTCATTGAAGAGTGATGAGCCGAAGGAGAAGAATAAACATTCTCGCATTTTAGGAAATGATGCTGAAGGAGCTCAGGTAATTGCGCGAATGGGACCTTATGGTCCAATGGTCCAGTCTGGAACGAAAGAAGGAGGCAATGTTAAGTTTGCATCTTTAGAGAATGGAATGTCGTTGGAGACGATTACTTTGGGTGAGGCGGTTGAGCTTCTCAAGTATCCAAAGAATTTTGGACAATACAATGGAGGTGCGCTTATTTTGAAGAAAGGTAAGTTTGGTCCTTATTTGGAGTATAATACGAAGACGTATAATTTGAAGAATGTTGGAGTGGAAATTGATGAAGTGAACCGTGAAAAGGCAATTGAGATTGTTACGATGAATGAAGGATATACTCCAAAAGCGAAGGGGGCTGGATCTGCAGCAGCATCTCCTGTTACTAAAACGAAGTCGAAGGCAAAAGTTGGAAAGAAGTGAATTTGATTTTTAGGAAGAATGGAAAATAAATATGAGAGATATTTATGGGACTTCCAATAATATCACATTTTATTTATTTGCAGCATTATCGAGATAAATTGTATCAACTAATTTATAATAATTATTTTTTTTATATCATTATAGAGAATGATGAGTATGAGATGTTAGTGATGGAGGAGAGGTTACGATATTTATTTTCAAGAAATTATGGAATAGAATTAGGAGACCATATGTGGAATTTGATTTGGGAAAATGTTTTGGATCAGATATATTTTGATTATGAGGGCGATAGATACTTATATTTGTAAAAAATTGAATTATAAATTGGATAATACTAAGAAAGATAGAAATGGAAAAATTACCGAATTTAATAAGAAATTTAAGTCCGAGTTTGTTGGAGAATGTGGGTAGAAAATGTCCGCAGTTAAAGGAAGTTATTGAAATAGATATTAAAGATATAAAGATGTTTGATCGTGAATATGGATGGGAGGAAGATTTTTTGAAGTCTGTAAAGATTGATGGAAATGAGTATATTGTTCGAAAGAGTTATATTGAAGAATTGATTGATTTATTGAATCGAGAGGAGTGTCAGCGTTTAAGTGTTTCAGGTGGGACGTTAGATAAGATTTATGATTGTTTTAACAAGATTTGTGAAAACAAGCGGGAATTGATGAATGGAATGAATCACAACTTTTTCAGATATTGTTATGAAAATAACACAAATGGAAACAAATTGTTTAAGGCCATTGATTTGAAAAACAGTGTTGTGGCCACAATGTGTTTTTATTTATATCATTATAATTTTATACATAATTTTCGAATATTAGTATTATTTACAATAAGTTTTGAGCCATTATTTGAAGTATATGTATTTGGAACAAGACGATTGTCTTTTTTGGTATTGAATGTGAGGAAAGAAGTTGAGGCGATGCAGTTTATAGGGTCGGATATTTTGGAGACAGAGATAATTTCGTTGAGATAGTAGTTTATTGAATTTGGGTCGAGATCAATGCCGGCTCCTTGGGAAATGATATTATATTTGTTTCCTTTTGGATCGGTACCAAGAAGGTATGTGATAAAGAAGAATCCTTGGTCAGGGGTTGGATTGGGAATAAGAGATTCTTTAATTTTATTTGAATTGATGTCGTAAGTTAGATGAAGAAATTTGGTCATATAATAGAGAAGATTTTATTTATGATGCGATGCATAAAATAATTTCTTTTTTGCCGGCGCATTTATGGCATATTCGGTATTTGCTGTATTCATTGCAGTTGAGACATCTTGCGTTGAAATAATCGACATCCATTAGTTCGATAATTGGTATTGAGAGGTTTGGATTTCTGGTGTAATGTTTTCCATTGAATGATAGAAAAATGCGGAAGTAGTCATAGATGGAGTGATTTTCTTTAAATTTTTGGCATTGTGAGCAGATAAAGATTCCATTATCGACTTTATTGAGATCCGATGAGTTGATGAAATCGCAGTAGGCGGGACGTACAAAAGGGGTGTTAAAAATGTGTGGGTTAGTGAGAATATTAAGATTGTATTTAAGGTTGATTTCTTTGGCTAAACTTTCTCCGGGGTGAATGAAACACGAGATGCAGAAGGGACATGGAATAAGACCGTTTGGTGAGGGAGAAAGTTTAAGGAATGATGTATGGGAGAGAATATTTGGAATTGATATTTTTTCGAGAATGGAGAAGTTTTTAAGAAATTGTTGGTTATAAATCTCTATTTTGGCTGAAGATGGGAAATCATAATTTCTTTTAATTTTTTGGTAAGGTTGCATATATGAAAAAAATAAATGAACATTTTGAATTTAACGAATTATTTAGATTGATTAAATTTTTCGAAATTCGAATAAAATAAATACAATAAATATATTTAGTAGTATGATACACGGATTAATCACTACTTTTACTTTAGAAAAATTTAAGGAACTACTAAAGGATGAAGATTATGACAATTTAATTTACAATTGTTATTATTGTTACAATCAGGAAGAAATTTTAGGATTTTTAGATAAACATTTACATTTAAATAATTTTATTGTAAATTACGTGTATGTTAGGAATAATTTCCAGTTAGGGAAATTTAATGATCCTGATGTAGTAAGAAAATGTTTGACTTTAGCCTTAAAGACAATTTTTATAGTTTTGGCGCATATAAATATTTGTGTAGAGATAAATAGGAATTTTGAGATATTAGGAATATTAGTAAAAAAGTTTGAGGAGAAGTTTAAGGAGGTGGTGAGGAGCGATAATTTTAATTTTGCGATGAATATGAGTAAAAAGGACATATTGACTTTTATAGACACAATGAGTTCTAATATTGCTTTGGCGGATGCAAATATACCGGGGCATGACAAAAAGAAGTTAATGGATTTACCTGAGCCTTATTTGATATGTAATTGTAAGGCAGGGGGATGGAGATATCCAGCGATAAAGTATGAGATGGTTGGTGAGGATGTTAATAGGACAAATGGAGAGAGATTTGTAAGAAATTATAGTGGAAGATGTCAGAAGTATTATGAGGCATACCATTTTTTTGGTGAAAAGTTGAATATGTTGAGGAAGGATATTGAGGAGAGAGGTGTAATGGAATTATCAAGATTTTTTTTATAGTTTTTTTCGTAGAAAAGAAGTATAATTTATATAAAATTATATAAAATGAATAATAAATTTTTATTTGGAGTAGCAACATCTTCGCATCAGAATGAAGGAAATAATTATTTAAATAATTGGTGGGATTGGGAGGTGAAGAATAATTTGGAGAGATCAGGGGTTGCTTGCAATTCTTGGATAGATTATAGAAAAGATATTGATTGTGTGAAGGAATTGGGATGCAATAGTTATAGATTCTCGATTGAATGGAGTAGAATATTTCCAAATGAGAAGAAAGTAGATGAAGGAGCATTGGAGAAGTATGAGGCAATGATTGATTATTGTTTGGAAAATGATATAGAGCCAGTTGTAACATTGCATCATTTTACTAGACCGAAATGGTTTGATCGGAGGTATGGTGGAATACATAGTGATGAGATAATGGAATATTTTGGAAAATATGTGAGAGAAGTTGTCGAAAAAATTGGTGGAAAGGTTAGATGGTGGATTACTTTTAATGAACCGATGTTAGAATGTGTTAATGGTTATTTGAGAGGTACAAGACCTCCTGGTATGAATGGAGATTTTGAAATGATGTATAAAGCTTTGGAAAATATTATTGATTGTCATTGTTTGGCTTATGATATAATCAAGGTCAAGAATCCTGATGCAATGGTAAGTATAGCAAAAAATTTGGTGGATTTTGAGAAGCAATATAATTATGATTTAGTAAAGTCAAGAATAGAGGATCAGGTGATAGAGAATTTTAATTGGGGATTATTGGATGCATTTTATCATGGGGAGTTTCGTTTTGGAATAAATTTGGCAGGTATAGGGATGAAGAAGGTGAGGAGGGAAGAGAGGTGGAGGGGTAAGATGGATTTTTTGGGAATAAATCATTATAATGTTGGTTATGTGGAGATAAAGTATTCGACACAGAATCCCATAAATGTGGTTTTGAGGAAAAAGGAGAGGGGATTTAATAAAAATTTTTTGGGATGGGACATAAAGCCGAAGTCGATGAATGTAGTTTTGGATATGGTAATGGGACGTTATGGTGGTATTCCGGTAATGATAACCGAATCTGGAGGATGTGAAAAGAATGATTCAAGAAGTAAAACACCCGTACATAATGAAATAATGGAAACACATTTGAAATCTGTTATGGAACATCGATCAGAATATGGAAATATAATTGGATATATGTGGTGGACTCTAGTGGATAATTTTGAATGGGATGATGGATGGAAACCAAAATTTGGATTGTATAAATTAATCGAAAAGGATGGAAAATTATTTAGAAAGATCAAAGGATCTGGAAAAAAATATCAAGAAATAATAAAAAATTATAAAGAGAGTTGAATATGACGATATGGTAATAAAAATATTTGATATTTTTATTTCAATGGTGGTGGTTATCTCGTAGTGTTAGTCAATGCTGAAAAAATAAACATACGATGACTTTTCAAATAATATAAAAAAATAATGATTTATTACCATTTATTATCATGATTTTTTTGGATGGTTTATTACCATAAAAAAGTTTAGAAAAAAAAGATGTTTAAAAAACTCGAAATGACATTTTTCATCCCATGTTTTAAACGAAATTATCACTTTTTCTCGACTTTTTTGAGATTTTCTTATATACCATAAAAATCTCGATATTGATTTTGCATTTTTTCCTCTGGTAAAGATTTAACCATAAATTGAAAAAATCTTATCAGCTTTGTTATTACCATATATCATAAATATTTTTGAACCTAGATCCATAACATTTTTTATTATGTAATTTATGGTCGCATATTATTATAAGTCAAAACATTCACATGGTCATAATTACCATTTTTATGGTAATATACATTTTTATTGTTTTTTATAAACGCGACCATGTGTGGTTCGTCATAATTTATTACCATGATGGATAATTATGTTTTATTATTATCTTACCATCATGGTAATCATTATATAACATAAAAAAATATTTTTATATATTTTAATGAATGCCGAAATATCATTTTATTACCATAAAGTATTATCACTTCCTGGGATACAAACATTATCATAAATAAATGGTATAGATAGATGGTCGTAATTATTTCAAGAAAGTGAATATGGATGGTCATAAATATCATTTATGGTAATATATATTTTATTATTTTAGCTTCATAATTTTAATAAATACCATAAGTGGTAATAAAATATTAAAAAATATAGTAGGTTCCTTTATTACGATGTGGTAGTAATTACCATAAAAATTTATAACTTTGGTAAGGATTATTTTTAATTTTATTATGAAATTATGATATGCGTTAGATTTTTTGGATCTTTTTTTTAAGATGCAAGTACCAAAAATGGTAAGGGTATTTTTGAGGATCGGTGTGCTTCTCATTATCATAAATTTATGGTAATCGCTATTTTTTCAAAATAAAATAGTTGTATTATGATAAAATGGTAAAAAATGAAACACACTTTAAAAAATGGTGGTAAGAAAGATTTTTTGAAAAAAATTGAGGATATGAAAAAAAGGTCATAGAAAAATAAAAATGTTGGACTTCTAGGTTCTTTGATTTTTTGGGGTAATTTATGAATTTTATTACCATGATGACCATGATTTTTCATTTTTGGAGGAAAAAAAAAGGTCCAAAAAAATGCTAATAGGGGTAGAAGTCGGGAGGTCCCAATTTTTCATTTTTTCCCATTTTTTTCATGAAATATTTTTCCAAAAAAAAATAAGAAAAAATGCTCTAAAAAAAATTCATTGTAAAAAAAATCAAGGGTTGATTTAATAATTTTACGATTTTGTAAGTATTTACATTTTAACTAAAATAAAAAAAGAAAAAGATTGATCCGGAAAAGGGTCATGAGTGAAAAAGTGAAAAAGTGAACCTTGGATATTTTTTTTTTCAAAATGTGTTTTTTTCTGACTTTTTTCCGCTACCATCATTACCATAGCTTTTTTAGATTTTTGTTATTTTATTTTCAGTAAGGTCATAAATTATTATCATAAATATGGTTTATGGTCATTTTGAAGCATGTGATTTTTTGAGTGACAATACCATATTATTACCATAAAAAGTAAAAATAACACTAGCTTCTACCCCTTACCATGACCCTTAAAAATCATCAAATAACAGATAAAGATTAATTTTAATTACTCAATTTTTATTTTATATCAATATATTTGATAAATTATTTATTACCATAAGTATAAAATATGGTAATATAAAGAAGTACATGTTGAAACTTTATGGTAATAGATTATTACCATAATTGAAAATATCAAACGTTTTTTTACCATTTCATCCTTTTTTATTTTTACATATAGATAGATAAAATAAAATTTATATAGTATAAAAAGTATAGATATATGAGTAAAATTAAAATTGACTAAAAAATGCATTTTTTTAGTCAATGATGTACAAATTTTTTTTTTAGGTAGCATAACTTTTTAGAAAAAATTTTTGTGAGAAATCGAGAGACCTCCGAGCTTTTTGAAATTTTTATTTTTATGCTCCTCTATTTTTTTCAGGAAAAAAGTCCATTTATGGTAGTAAGTGATGGTAATAAATTTGCCCCATTTTTTTTAGGTCATGGTCATTTTTATGGTAGCAAATCGATTTTTTCATTTTATCAATGTCCAATGATTTTTAATCGAAAAAATATAAATATTATTTATTGTATAAATTATTGATAAAATTAATATTATAATAAAAAATTATTTTTAGGAATAATTATTTTTCATTACCAAAAATCCGATTTTTTGCCCCAAATTTTTTTAGTTTTATGGTAGTGGGCTATGAAAAATTTGCCCGAAAATAACTTACTTTTAAAAACGTGGTCACAAGTGATGCAGGTCTCTTCATGCGACCATGCCAAAAAATTACCTTCTTACCATAATTTTTCGCGATTTTTTTGTCGATAAAAAAATCACATGGTAATCCGCCTTACCATAAAAATCAATTATGGTAAGACTTATCATAATAAGCTATAATTTTTTTTCAAAAAAACTCAAAAATATGATATTAAATGGTAATGTTTTTATGAAGTTAAAAAATATTGATCGCATTATTGTAAAAAACTAATATTTTTATTTTTGTAAAAAATAAAGATCAATATTATTGTTAAAAAATATGAAAAAATAAAATATTTATCAATATTATTGATGAAAAATAAATTATTTTTAAATAAAATGATAAAATTAAACATAATTTTATGTTAAAAATATTATTTTTTTTATTTTTTCTAGTAAATTTATAAAAATCGCATATTTATTGATAAAAAAAATATAAAAAATAGTAATAATAAATTTAATAAATCAAACGATATTGTTAATTATTTTTTTAATTTTTTTTTTATTACCAATCATTTTTTTGAGAAAAATATAAAATAATTTATATTATGAATAATATGGTAATAAATAAAAATAATAAAAAATATGAAAATTTCACATGCTAATATTATTGATCTTTATTGAAAAAAATAAAAAAATAATAAATTTTTTTTATATCAGTTTTATCAATATATTTGAAAAACTGACCTTTGAAAAAAGAGTAAATTTTGAGATAAATTCTTTTTGGGGATAATGGAGATGCAGTGTTTTTAACGATTTAAAATGTTTATTATTATATTATGTATATAAATTAATGGAGAGTGAATGGAAATGTCCAAAATGTGGACTTTTTTTTAAGAATAAACGAAATTATGAGAGGCATATATTTAAATTGGGTAAGCCTTGTGACTTGATAATACGGGAAGAAAAACAAATATCAAAAATTAATAAAAAAGATGATCTTTCAATAAATTTACAGGATTTAATTGTTGATAAAAGAAAAGATAATGCAGCTCCATACCAATGCACACTTTGTGGTCGGAATTATGCCAGTGATAAATATTTAAAAACCCATATTGAAAAGGGATGGTGTGTCAATGGTCATAAAGGAAAGGAATTAATGCAAGTATTAATGCATGAATTATGCAAAAATCTTACGGAAACAAATAAAAAAATTATTATTAACAACAATATCGTAAATAATATAACAAATAACATAACGAATAATAATGTTACGAACAATAACATTACAAATA